TTGCATTGAGAAATCTGAATCAAAACATTAGTTATCATTAAACAAAATGTTAAGGCTCAGTTCTGCGCCCTTCTCTGACATTGTAAATATGTCTAGGCGCGAATCCTTAAAGCGAATCAACTTTACACCTTAAGAGGAGTGAATTAATTATGCAGCCGGTCCCTTTGAGGACTGCTTACAACATAAACATTGAATCACAAGATTGCTAGGAAAATATGAATATAGTCCCCAAAGGTACCTATCGCTAAACGATGGCCGCATGAACCCTTATTTCAGGAGAGGGTTTTCTACAGTAGGTGATGATAAACTCCAAAGTCATCACTTATGGGTATGAAACGAATACCGACGTACAGTTTTTGAACATAAACTGCAAATGTTATAAATAAATAAATAATATTTACAATATTTATTTACTAAAATGTTTGAGGGTTAGTACTAGGTAAAGCTACCATAGGAGGAATGGAAATAAAAACTCCAAAATCAGTATCATCGGAAAAAGACCTAGCTACGGTACAGTTACCTGTACCAGTGGCATTAGGACTTCTATGGACAACTGAAAATTGTGTACTTAAATCTCTACTGTTGGGACTTCCATAATAATTATTAGTAGCAACAATTCCATGAACAGAATTAACTCTGGAATGCCATTGATGATACATAGGAACCTGAACTTCAGAACATAAATTAGTTTGTTCCTGGTGGTAGACTATATTAAGATTCTGTATAGAAGCAAAAAGACCAGCAAATCTAATCTCCGAATTACTAAACTGAGTAAGACTAGTGTAATTTCCTGTCATCTGACCAGGATAAGCCGGACTTATATAAGTATAGTAAGGATAAGAAGGTTCCCCTAAAGGAGCTTCATTAAAGAACTTAAGTCTAACCCCACCTCTAGAAAGACCATAGATAGAATTAAGAACACTATAAAGATCAGAAAAATTATTCTGAACATCTACAGTAGTGCCATTAAATCTACTGACAGCTGATGCAAAAGGAAGAACTTCAACAACAGTATTAGGTGTAGCTGGACCAGCCAAAAATGGCATAAGAACGGCTTTCTTACCTAACGCTCTAAAAGAGGTTATAGATTCACCTATACAGGCTACTTCATTAATACCTACAGCTTGAAAGGGTCTAGCATTACCAAGAGTACTCTCGGTAAGCTCGCAATCATTTCTTTGAGGTTTGGGATTATTAAATTCAGACTGAGGATATGAACCCCAGTTAATAGAATTAATAAGACCTAAATATTCACGCTGTTCAGAATTATCAAGCTTAGTCCAATAACTAGGAAATTTAAAAACTCTAAAATCTACTTTCCTCTTAGGTAAGAAGTTTATAGGATTTCCTTGAGGAACGGTATTCATTAAGGGAGCGTTAACATTTCTAGTAGGAACACAGAATTCTAAATCTGGTCCTCCAGCTATTTCTACAAGAATCTGTACATTATTGGCTACAGTAGCTGGAGCTACTAGTGGATCAACAACATATACACAGAACTCACCTACAATGGTAGATGGAGCTTGAGAAGACTTCCACGGAGATGAAGAGATGTATGGAATGTTAAATGACACTTCATTACAATATCTAATATCTATAATCTCTCTATGAGCATAATGGGAATCGGTAATAACACCTGCATAATCATTATCTCTATTTTCTTGAGGATAGTAAACTACAGCAAGTCTTCCCGAGTGAAATTCAGTTTTAACGAACTTGAGGGTGTATACTATAGACCCTCTCCAGTAATTAAAATAAGTAGCTATGAACTGGAATGGTGCATAATGGTTAGCTGTAGATGCTGCAACAGTTGTAGTAACTATACCAAAGTATGGAGAAACACTAGTATCAAAAATCTTAGTACCATATGGTTGAGTTTCAACCCATGATACAGTAGCCATCCAGGCTGGAATGGTTTTAAGAAAATTAAAATCCATTTCATCAACTTCAGTACCACTAAATCCTGGAATAACCTGAATCTCATTCTTTACGGATAAAGAAAGAGGTAAAGATTGATCGGAAGAATCTATATTTGTAAACCAAGCCATAGTTTCCCTATTCATTCTATGTACCGGAGCTAGATTAAGTGGAGAACTCCATCCAAAAATGGATGAAACACCAGCTAATCTATCAGTAAGCCAGGAAACCGTCTTAGCTACATCTCCAACTAAAGGTAAACCTACTAGATGAGAAGTAGCACTAGAAAGCTTTATTAGGGTACCTTGTACAGGACCAATATTCTGAGAATCTTGTTCAGCCGTAGTAGGAGAGCCTTTCTTTTTAGTAGAAGATTTAAAGTTAATCTTCCCCGACTGGGGATGAGTAGGACCAATCATCTCAATATCTTCGAAATGGATCCAAAGAGTCCAAGACGCAGTGGTAGGTCCTGAGGTAGCTTGTAATGGTGAGTAAGCCCAAAGATTAAGCTGTCCTAAGTTTCCAAAATAAGTTCCGGATGTCAAAGGACGAAGAGGAACAAAATTCATAGTGGAAACATAAGGAATAACCATACTAGCTTCTGTATCACAATTAACATCAATAGATGTCTTAAAAGTAGTAGATCTCTGAACTAAAGTAGCATTATGAGATAGAATACTTTCAGCTGTATTGTTCTGAGTGGGAGGAGATCCTAATGTAGGAATATAATTAATAAAATATCTTCCACTTTGGAATCTATTTCCATTAACCTGCCACCTGAGATGCATAGTACCTCGCCATCCTAAATGGCCTCGAATTTTATCAAGGTATAAAGGAGAAGCAGAGAATCCATCAAAAGGCAAATTCTTAGTAAGGTAAGAAGTCCCAACTGTATCTGTAATAGATAAATTACCAGTAGCGAGAACAACAGGTTTCCTAAGAAACGCAGCAATATCTTGATAAAAATTACTGGAACTAGAATTTATCAAAAGAGATGAAATATCTATGGGCTTCTGAGGAGCTGCTGTCATCGCATTGGCATCATTAGTGAAGCCTGTGGTAGCATCATAGGTTTGATCCTTAGAGTCGTCTACAAGCTTTGTAGGATAGTTGTTTGTATTTGCTATAGGGTCAGCTATCTCACCCTTTGCTTGATTTAAAGTTTCAGCAAGTCTTAATTTAAGCTTCATCGATGACTCAATCGAATGGCCGTACTTGGGTGATCTGATTAATAATAGGATTGCTATTGTGGCAATCTGATCAGTAATAGTAAATACTAAACCACGTAATGTAAATAGCATTGCTTGATATTTTATTACCAAGATTCTATATATATCTACAAGATCACATTTACACCTTACTCTATCATGTGCGAGCAACACAGTAATTCTTAAGCAAAATTTACATAAAACTAACTGATTACGTTCAGCCCAACTAGGAAGAAGGGACGGCACTTTACGTATGCGAACGGGTCTGTTTAACGTCAGCCGCGACAGGGGCCCATCTCACATCATATCAACACCCCCAACTAAATCATTAACAATTTGGTTAGAATCTTGAATGACATTTTCTGGGTACCAGAAAGCTGAAATAACACTTTCTTTAGTAACTGTACACATTATTCCTCTTCTACTGAGGCTTCGTGTGTAAGAGCATTTTTCCATAGGATAAGCATGTCTAAAATTTTCAAGTATCTTAGGATACCAATAATCAAAGACATCATCCTTATGTAAACTAAGTTCTCTAGCAGCTACTTCAACATTCATGGTAACGATTTGATCACGATCGGTAACTCTTTTAGTCCACATAGGAATATTCAGAATAACTTCCAATCTTAAAGGAGCTACCCATCTACAGAGGATGGGTTCATATCGAAAGCGGCGTTTTAGGAATTCCACTTCCTTAATACTCCTAAAACCATGAGTGAAATCACTTTTAGTTTCATCAGTATAAGTGAAACCAAACTCACTCATAACAGCACTAATTTTAACATCATTAAATAAATGCCTTATAGAACTCCTTACAGAATATAGAATGTCATCACCATAAGCAACAACAGTAACGTTATCATTAAAGTCATGGACAGTCCCAAAAGTCTTCCCATAAGCCATTCTTATAAGTATATTATTTATAGAAGTATTTATATTTACTGTATCCGGATGGCCACTTGATAGGGAAGACATCCATTCATAAAGAACTGAACTATTAAGATGTTTAGCATTAGTAACTTCATACCATAGAGTATTTCTTACAAGATTATCTTCCTTAAGTTCTGAAGTTGGTTTAAGGCCATCACTAAAATCGGTATAGTAATTATTATACAGATTAAAGACAGCCCATTGGAGATATGGAGTCTGGGATCCATCAAATTTTGAATAATCACCAGCTCCAACCATAGCTTCTTCAACACTTAGGTCAAATCTTGAAAGAACCTTTGCCAAACGTTCCCATTCATGACTATAAGGATTAATTCCAACAGCTGAACCATTATCAATTCGGTTATTCATAACCCAAGCATTAAAGCTACTATTATACATTTTATCAATAATGCACAAGATTAAGGGACACCCAGAGATTAGTCTGGATTTACCAGCATTAACCTTTTCTATAGGTCTAATTTCGTCTTTTAGAAAGTCAGTGAAGACATAAAAAGGTCTTTTACCAGCCTTCATAAGAGATAAATCTTCATTTACTCTATCAAAAACTTTCCAATACATATGTTCTGAGTCATCTTCACGTTTATTGCTAATAGGTGGGGGAAAGAGATTCTTTTTAAGATTCTCAACTCCAGTTAGATTCATAGGATACCCGGAACTCGTATGTTTAGGAATGCCACAAAAATCTTCACTACCTTCAATACCATAGATAGCTTCCCATATCGTAAGTATCCTAGCAGGAACCTCATAAGTATTCGTATTGAGTAAGTGAGAATAATAATTTTCACAAGCTTGATCAATAGAATATTTAGAAACATATTTGGTATTCAGACAATAACTTGATAAAGCGACAGTCATAGGTTTTACATCCCCAACCGTTTTTAAAAGAGCGGGCTTAAGGGAAGTTTTAGCATATGTATTATGCAATTTTGATTTAATAATAGATGAAACAATAGGGGCACTAGGACTCTTTAATACAGTCCCTAACTCATTAAATTGGCCAACGCTAAGATTCAATCCGCTTTGAGGATGAATTTCCTCATCAAAATTGACAGAAGATATAACTATTTCATCTTCAGGAATTTCTAGAATCGCTAACTTAAGCATCTCCTGGGTACATATAGAAGAAATACCATGACTTCCAGGGCTTCCCGCAACATGCATTCCAAAGAGTTTTCTATTCTGTAAAGAAGAATTTAGAACAGCAAATACTGAGCCACAATCTCCATAATCAGTGAAACCATGATATACAAAAGATCTAGCTATATAATAATCTTCGAATCCATTATCAAGTACTGGACCAGCATTAAGATGTTTATATGCAAAAGTTTCTTTCCATACATATTCGCCTCGATCTATAATAGGCATAACAAACGGTACTTGTTTTCTAGTTATATTCTCAATATCAGCATCCGTAGCAAAATTTTCTATCCTATCCACGTAAGGTTGTGCCATTTCCTTAGGAAATACAACCAAACATAAATCCTGTTCAGAAAGATTATCACCGTAAACATTATCCAATACATCAAGAACTGTTCCGAAAACTTCATGACGTTCCTTATTACCCTTATATAGTTTAATTCTATTTCCGCCGAATTCATTATCCTCATCATAAATAGCTCGAATATGAGTTACAAAGTGAAGAGGCATAAGAGCTATTCTACCCTTAACAAAGAAAACATGTCCAACATTTTCCCACTTATCACTGTCCTCGGAAGAACAAACACTAAGCTTCATAACATTAGTTTTACAAATTTTCTTTATAAGATTCCAGCCATTAGTATCGCTACCGGAACCTTGAGGTCTTGAGCCTTTATTAAGGCCTCCCCTTAATTGGGAGGGACTCTTAATTTTATTTTTTGTCTTTAATCTTTGATCAGAATGATAGTCCTTAGACTGATATTCACTATCTTTTTGATTAAAACCAAATTTATCGGTCCAATGAACTTTCTTAGTAGTAAAAGTATTAGGAAAGAATAAATTCAAAAGCTTATAAGCAAAATCATAAGCCAACTTTCCTAATCCTAAGCCCGCAACTATAGTTAAACCAAGCTGAATTTTGGGCATCCAAGGTTTTAGAAAGTCTAAAACTTTTTCCCAAGAACTTACCACAAGAGGTAATGGATTTTTAAGGTAGAATTCATTCTTGGCATTTTCGACAAGAATCCAGAATTTTGACCTCATACTTTCTATTTTTATATCAATAAGATCAGTAGGTAATGGAAAGTCTTGTTTGATATAACCCTTACAAAGTCTATAATTTTCAACATTATAATAAGCCTGCATATGAGTAAAATCATTTTTATCTTTACTAATTAAATTATAACAATTTTCAAAATAAGAATCTGTATACAAATTTAAAGCAAGTTGAACTTCTAAGGGATATAAATCAAAATTGTTCCACTTAGATCTACTACAGTGTAATATAAAGGTCTTAGCTTTATAACTATAATCAGTAGGTTTCTCTAGCTCAATCATTTCCTCTTCAACAGCCTCAATCAAATCTGGCTGGAAGAGATCTTTCCAGGTAGAATCCTTTACCTCAAAGTAGTTAAATAAAGATCTATCATAGGCAGAGGTATGCTCGTAATCAAAATCAACTGTATATATGTCAACAGCCGAATTACCTCTCTTAAATGATCTCATTTGAGGAACACTATCAAGGGAGTGATAAAGAGCTCTATATTCAGCTCTAACTTCAAGAACTTTAGCCTTTTGTCTTTGGAAAGAAGAAAAATTCTTATTATATCTTTCTACTATCTTTCCAACAAGACCCTTAAAATCTAAAACTTCACCGGTTAAAACACCAAATTTCATGACTTTAAAATCAACATACTGTGGTGTATATAATTTAACACCATCAGATTCGGCCTTCAATTTATCCCAGTCTAAGGACATATCCCATTCACTGGTAGCTGAAGCTTTAGTTAATCTGTATTCAGCTTTTGGAACAACTAATATATCAAAAGCTATTCTTCTTTCTAGAGCTCCATAATCAGTTATAGATTGTAAAGCCCTAAAATGTTGTCTATTCGTTGTAGCTAAAACAAATCTTGAACAAAAGGGAGTAACACCTTTATCACTAAGATCTGCCATATGTAGTTCATAAGAAAAACAATTAACAGCTCTTATTAGATTCATAATTTCATTATCGGGGTTTCCAGCTATATCTGTAGCCTGGCCCCAATCATCAAACATGGTGATCCAAGCATGCTTAGTATAGCCATCCCAATATCCAGTTTCAGCAAAACGGTTATAGACAAACAAGTCAGGATTTATTTCGTACTGTCTAAAACAAGACTCATCTAAAACCGCAGCCATAATAGCTTCAGTAAGATATTGCATTGTCAAAGATTTACCAGTACCTGGACCTCCTCTAAGGAAGGTACAGATAGGTTCCATACGAAATCCTCTAAGTTCAGGATGCAAATTTTCATAAGCAGCCTGTAATTTGAGAAGTTCCTGAATTTGAACATAAAGTAATCTAGCGGCACCGTGCGCTTGACGATCACTAGATATCAGTCTATAAGTTCTGTTGGCCTCACCAAGTAAAGAAACAACTCGGATATAGCCCTCTTCATTATTATAAAACTTATTGAGGCGTCTATCGTTATGTAAACTGTCAATATCATTAAGAATTTTATCAACAAGTTCATTATTAGTACTCATAAATCTTAGAGAATTACACTTTAAAAAGTTTGTCCTAACATAATTTACCAAATCTTCAATAAGTTTAATAAAGAGTTGCATGTATTCATCAACACCGGTTTTAATCCTGGAACAATCCTTAAGATGGGTTTTAACCTTCTCATAGATTTTATCCTTAGGAACGTGTTTATTCATCCATATTTCAAAAAGAGCGGTAACTCCAAGAGATAAATTTTCAGTACTGCTTTGAGCTACTGTATCTGGACTAAGGTAGGAGATAATGGAACGAACAGTGGAATAAACCATTGAACACTTATCAAATCCACCCAAATATAGGAGACTAGATCCTGAAATAACCATAAGAACAAGAGATATTTCACTCTTAGATCTAAAGTAGCTAAAACAGGAAGAAACAAATAAAATAAGACAAATAGAATCCTTGGCAAGACTACTGCCTTTTCCGAGGGCACTCTTAGTCAAATCATCAGTTATGTCCTTAACTTGAGCTTTAATATCTACATCTGAAATCTTTTCAATAGTGGAAGTGAGTCTTTCCAAACAATTAACTACTTTAGCTTGATCATCTGGAGAAGGGATTCTCTCACACAATTCTGAGATAACTCCATTAGTTTTTTCTGAAAGACCAAAGGATATGGGTCCCAAAAATCTTTCAAAAAGTCCAAGGGCAGGTTGATCCGGGCTATTACATGATTCATAAACAGATTCCATTTCAGTATCGAAATCTGATTGTGGGTAACTGCCCGGAACATCGCATTTTCTTTTAACACTAAATCTCTCTCTAATTCTTTTAGTTAAACGATTCTTCTGCTGAATATCTGAAGCTCTTCGGTCTGGGATCGAACTACAAGATACAGCATCATCATCGGGTGTCTTAAAAATTGAGAAATCATATTTATCATCGTTGTGATTACTATCACTGAATTGTTCATCGTTAATTGCGCTTTGAATATCAGTAGTGTTTGTAATCATATTGTGTATTGAGTGTTTTAAATGGATAATCAGCTAGTCTGATTCCAACCCTGTTTAAGATCAGTAAATTTCTAACTGAGAAAATTCAAAAGTCAATTTTCAAAACTTTATACGATATATGTATATATGTATAACTTATTTTCGGTTCTATTTTTGTGTATATTAGCTAATTATAAAATAAATCAACTGAAAATATCATAAAATTAAAAGGCGTACCTAATAAATTCAATCAAAGGGTATGTTGGCCCTATATCATGACACAACTTTTGGAAGTGGTATAATAATTTCATCATTAAAAAATAATATAGTAATAGTTTTTCTATATTTTATATTTTGTTTAGGGTTTTAAAATATTTTATAAGATAAGTAACCAATAAATCTAAATTATAGTAAAATAGAGTTTTAAATTATAAAGAGCAAGGGTTTACAATAAAAACTCACAGATTATAATAATAAGATCACTAAATTAAATAACAAGAAATACTAAAGGTAAATGAATAAATTCATAAAGCTTTGCATTGATTATTAAATAATAAGTGTGAAGTAAGTAAACTGGGGAGGTTACCCC